GGCATCCAATCTATATTATTTCTAGAAGCAGTTTCTTTTAACCTATTTAGCAATCCAGATTTAACTAAGGAGTCTGCTAATGTTGAAGGTTGTGCATATCGTTTTAGGTCAGCAAGAGATGAAAATAAAGCTTCAGGTTTTTGTTTTACACCTTGAGCTTGTAGTAACATAGCTGTTCTATTATCTTCTCTCCAACCATAAGGCCGTTGTTTAAAATATTTACACCATCCAGTGAATTCTTCATAGGACATTTCTTCTTCTATTTCATAAACACTTTTACCTAAATTATGCGCTATCTCAAATATTAGTAACTCCGAGTCAGTTAGTTTCCCGCTGCTGTACCTTTATCCATACCTGAGAATTTAATAATCTCATTTGATAAGTTTGCTAACTCATCAATAGGGAAAGAAGATAAATCTTCATCCGTTAAATCTTCTGCACCTTCGACCGCTTGTCGAATTACAGTCCGTAGAAGAACAAGTTCATCTCCTGCGGCAGCATCGTTATAAGCTTCTTGTAACTTCATAACTTCAGTGACTGATAGCTTTTTAATAACTACTTCTTCACCTACAAATTTAACTTTTTTTGTTAACTTTTTACCAACTAAATGTTTCATACTTCACCTTTACTATCATTGAATAAATGTTTATTGTTCTCTTGGAAATCATCTAATAACTTACGTACTGTATGTAGTACAGATAATGTTTCCATAATTTCTCTTCCAGCATCGGTATCTTTATCGAAGTCTTGGAATCTTTCAAATGATTTACGAATACTAATATCAACACTACGTCTCATATGACGAAATGTAGTCTTCATAACAAATGATTTACTGAATGGTGGTTTATCTACCATAATTTTCCTTTAATACTTATTAATACTACCTAGGGGAGCACCTCAGATCTCTCTTTAGTGTCCCCTGGTAAAAGGGAGGATTAGTCCCTAAATTGTTTAGACAGGAGCAACTGTAGCTGGACCATAGAACTCACTTTGAATAGACAAAGTTAGAGTAGCTTGGTTAGCATCTGTTAGTTGAGGACTGACTAGCAAAGCTTCTAATTTTCCAACGAAGTAGAAGTTAGAGTTTTCTTTAGCACCTAAGCCAGCAGCGTTAGTTTCTAAAGTAGCAGGTTTTGTGTTAAGCAAAGAGAATTGGAAAGCGTATTGCTTACCATCACCTACTTTAGCACCTAAACCACCGACCACAGTAGGATCCCAGTCAGCAGCTACATAGTTAATTGTAACTTCTAGGTTAGGGGCATCTGACTGACCCTGAATCTGTTGTGATGTCTTTTGACCATAAGTTGGTACGTTAACAATGTTAGCGGGTGTACCAATTTGTGGGAATTCACGAACGTTTTTAACTTCTTTAAAGCCAGCTGCAGATGAAAATAACGCAACTAATTCTGTTAGCGTATCAGCAGTAGTGATATTCGTAATAGCGGTAGTGTTAACTGCGAGAGCAGAATAAACACCAGCACCGATTGATGTGATATGAGCCATTTTTAATCTCCAAATGTATTGAATGTAATCATGTAATCTCCTCTAAAAAGAGAAGGATCATCACGATCTAGACCAAGTATTGTTACACTACTAGGTCCGAATTGAGTTCCATTTTGCAAAGTTTTACCTTCGAAAAAATTGTCTAGATTGTCTGCAATTGTAAAGATATCTTTGTCGCCATTTCCAGCTTTAACAAAGATAGATAAAATTATTGCACCAGAAAGTTTCTTAGAGAATCGAAATCCATCTAAGTTACCCTTGCCTGGTAGAATTGCTAATTTTATAAAAGAGGTTGATGTTGAAACAGCACCTTGATAATTCTCTGGATATGTATTTATATTCAAAGCTTTCCAAGCATTAGTTGCAAATACACCATATATGTCTTGTCTTAAACGTTCATACATTATTTGCCCCTTGCAGCTATAATAGCAGTTACAATATAACCATCATCAGAGACTTTGATAATATTATATGTAGTGCTATTTACTATTACTTGAGTATACACAGAGAAATCTTCTCCAGTAGACTGAGTAATAAGCTTAGTAATTATTGTTGGTACTCCTTCAGATTGCGAAATACTACTTTCCAGTACTACTTTTTTAGTTACTGTGGAAGTTGTGTTAACAATTGTTCCCGTAGCAAAATCAAAACCTGATACTGTTTTATCATTAAAAACAGCATTAACAGCAAGGTCTCCTATCTTATTGAATGCAGAGTCAATAGCAGATATGACCTTGTTTCTTAATGACATTAGTTAGCCCTCCACCATTGTTTTCCTGATCCAT